GTATTGCATATGCTTGGCAAAAAGCCCGAGGATTTTGGCAGAATAAGAGACGCATTTATTAGTAATGGTTATTTACAGGTATATACAAGATGTGGCGGCGGCAACCGAGAAAGCTGCCAACATGTATTCGATGAAATAGCTAAACACCCGCTTTATTCGCATAATGCTGATGATGATTACGATACTACATATTGCACTTTCTTTTTTAATATTCCTGATGAATATAAAGAAATATGCAAAGATATTCTTGATATGCCTAGCACATCGGAACGTTGGAAGCAGGCATTAGAAGCCATGAGTGATAGTATTAATAAATAGATATTAAATAGATACCAAGATATATAATCTTGGTATTTTTATAAGGTAATTATGAAAAAAATATTTTTAGGCAAATGTTATACTGGCAAGCCCATAAAACAACACGCACTTCATCAAGAAATATACAATACGCAAGGTAGGGATTATTTACTTGTTTATGATAAAAAAGATTGTACCCCTATTTATGTTTATTACGATATTATTTACACAGAAACTAGCAAATCATGGTGCGATGCTGAAAAGTATAGTGGTAGAGCCTTCCCTCTTTGTAATGTTGAAAGTATTAAAGAAGCTAAATTGCTTTGTGATAAACACGCACATAGGAATAATGCAGAAAATCGCCGATTATCTAACAATGAGTATGACGCAAAAATGAAAACAATTAATAAGCATAATCAAAAGCTTAGAGATAATTTTATGCATAAATTTATGCAGATATATTAATCATTTAAGAAACATATAAATATGGGTATAAAATGAAAATAAAATATGATGAATTAATAAAAACATATAACGATAGGGAATGTGTTTTAGATATTGATAAAGTAATTAAAAAATGGAATAGCTTATTTTGGATAGCCCGCTGGCGAGATTATGATACAAACCAATTCAGTTATAGATTAATAGTTCGTTGGTCGAAAGTCGCAAGGGAGCGGTGCAGAATAAAATGTACTATTCCTGAAAATCAAGCAAAAGAACTTATTTGTAAATTAAACCTTTTGCCATTCCCTAGTTTTTTTAATAGCGGCACATCTTTTATAAAGGCAGAGCATGCAATTTAACATAATAAACAAAGCTGAACATTATAATACACATTCTAGCGGCATTGAATGTATAGACATAATAGAAAATTTATCTTTTTGCCTAGGCAGTGCAATAAAATATGTATGGCGTGCTGGCTTAAAATCAGATAATAAAAAACAAGATTTAGAAAAAGCAATTTACTATTTAAAAAGAGAACAGGAACGGTTAGAGGAAATTGGCTACATGTATTCACAATTAAATATTAATGTTGATTATATAAATAAAATTTCTTTTGGTGAGGATTTATTAGCCTTATTTTTTCAAAAAATAAAGGAGCTTACTTTACCTGCAGTAAATAATACTGGGCTTTTTGTGGTTTTCAGTAGTAAAAAAGATAATATTTTATTAAATGAATTGATTAAATTTATTAATAAAAATATAAATTAGATAAATGCGGGACAACCCGCTTTTTTAATAGGAGCTAAGGAATGAATGAAGTAAAAATACCGCAATTTAAAATATATAATATATCTGAAAAGATAGATAAAGATTTAATTTATATAAACTCAAATGATGAAGTTGTATACATTAGTACTAATAGTAATCATAAAATCTTATATGCCCAACCCTTATATGATGTTGTTATATGCAGGTTTACAGGCTATTTTTCTAAGCAAAATATACCTTTATATGCTGATGATATTGTGGAAGACGCAAAAGGTCGAATAATGCATATTACACGCACTAGACCTAATTATATTGGATTTAAACCTATTTATGAGACTAACTTTGATTTTACAAATAAAATGTGGGAGTGGGGCATAAATTCTAAAACTAATAAAATAGACTTTAAAAGTTTAATATTAGATGTAGAAATTATAGGCAGTAAGTTTGAAACTCCCGAATTATTGGAGGCTACAAATGAATAATGATTTTAGATAAATTAAAAAATGTTTCACGTGAAACACACAAAGGATAATATGAAAACAACAAATTTTAAGGCATGGGATTATCTAAATAATAAATGGTTGGATACTAGTTTTTTATTATTAGATGATAATAATAATATTTTTATCAGAGGTGCTAAAAATTGGCAGAATGATATTAGAAATAATAAAGGAGGCTATGATACAACAGAATATACTGAACTTATGCCTATCCACCATGTAAATATATGTCGCTTTATAGGGCAATATGATAGTACAGGCAGGGCAATATATGAAGGAGATTTATATTTTTTAGGGAATAAAAAAGAAACTATCAGAATTATTGAATATAGTAATTATATTCATTATTCTAAACCAATGTGCGGCTTTAATTTAAATATAAATGAATTATATGCCTGCTTTTCTAGCAAAGATTATTATCCAATATATAACAAACAGGCTACATATTCAATATATGATAATTTAATAATTATAGGTTCTAAGTTTGACACAGATGTAGAGAAAATTTATAAAGAGGCACAAAATGAGAAAAAAGAGTAATTATAAGCCTAAAAGTAAGCAGGAGTTGCTTTATAAACTTAATAGCTTATTTGATAAAAACAAACATCAACCCCTCGAAACTCAAACGATAGAAAAAATTAAATTTAAATTTAATACATTTCATCAGAACATGTTAAACAACGTATGTACTTTTCAAGATATATTATTTTTAAACGGAATTATTATTATGCTTAAAGTTATATCAGAAAATAGTCGTAGATTAAGTTTAAATGAACAATTGCATTTATATATCACTGCTGAACCAGTAAGAAAAGATATTGCCGAAAGACATATGCAAGATAAAATAGCGGGTTATAAAGATGATAAAGAAATACAAATATTACAAAAAACTTATACAACAGTTATTAATGCATTAAACAATATGACTAATATTGTATATGATGAATTTATAAACTTAATAAGAAAGGCTCAAGCCAAAGCTGGAGCGGTAGTAGCAGAGGATTATTATTAAAAATGTTTAAGTATTATGTCTTTAATTAATACTAAAACCCAGCCAATAATAGAACCTACGACTAAAAATAATCCCTTGCCTAATTTATTAAAACTAATGCTAGTTAATTCATCAAATTTATCATTTATTGCTTTTATTTCTTTTTCTTGAAGTTTAAGCCTTTCATCATGGCTTTGTACACATTTTTTTAAATCCACGTTATCCCGTTTTAAATCATTTATAATAATTTCTTGGTTTTGTAAAATTTGTATAATTCTTTGATTTTCTTTTGATGAATTGACGCGCCATTCCTCTGTTTCCTCTTTAAAATCTCTTTTAAAAGACATTGAAATGTTGTGCTTACTTTCGATTTCCTGACGTAGCTCTTGCCTAATTACATCAATTTTATTTGATAAATTGCCTGCTATAGAATTGAAATTTGCCGTAACATTATTTAACATGTCGGCAAGTGCTTGATTACTGATATAGCTCATATTATTATCGGTTTTTCTTTTTATCATAACATCAAGAAGGTGCGGGGTTGTAGCCCCCGCATAGAAAACGCCGAGAGGATTGATTATAAGCTACAATTATAATCAATTCTATGTTGCCATAGTGCCATATTTATATTATACATAAGGCATAAAGGGTTTGCTAGATGTTATTTTATACATAATAAAAAAACTACTACAATCCATGCCCAATGTATATCTAAATTCCCCGTCGCCTTCCATATTACAATCATCAAAAACAAAAAATCTGCATGTATCATTTAAAAACCAATAATTGTCGCAATAATCTTGTTTTATTTATGTCTTGCAATGTTTTTTTAAAATTATTTATTGCGTCTTTTAAATTATAGTCATTTTCTGCCAATGCCTTTATTTCTTGTACGATATTATCGCCCTTACCTTTTATTTCATCAGGTATTTTAATTTCTTTCATTTCACAATCCCATTTAAATATGCACCTTTACGCATAGTTAAAGCCTGCAATCTTGGCTTTTTATTACCTTCTTTTAAGCCAATATGCACCCAAGTGCCTTCATAGATAAGCTGGTCGTATGTGATAGTAAACCCGCCTTCTTTCTGCAATCTTTCGGCTACTTCGTAAGGCGTACCAAATTGAGGGCATATAAAATCACACGCTAAGGCTTTTAAGTGCATACTAGTGCTAGCTCCGCCAACTGCTTTATTTACTGCTGGGCTTCTGTACATAGAATTTACTATAATCGGCTTGCCTAAAATATTACGCACTTGCTCCATTAGTTCCGCCATACGTTTTGCGTTTGCCATTAAATTATTAGGTATAGAATTATTTAAACATTTGCGTTCTGCGTATTCCGAACGGGTAAATTCATCTAGTGTAAAGTGTTCGCTTAAATTGGTCATTTTACTATTATTCCAGTTAAATTATATCTATTTATTAAATCCAAAAAATGCCTTTATTTTATCTAAATAAGTTGTTTTTTTATTATATTTATTTAGTTTATTAAAAAAGTATATTATAAATTCGTTAAAATCTTTTATGTTTTCCCCCTCAAAATATGCAATAACAACTTTATCTATATTTTCTATTTTAATTAACTTGAGTTCGCTCTGCTTATTCTTATTAAAACATTTATATAAATTTATAAAAGCATTGATAGATTGTGTTATAGCTTCATACATATTAGTATCAATAGGCTTGCTAATATTATATTTAAGCTGTAAATTACTCATCTTGCTTACATATCCTATTTTCTAATTCTAAAATATCTTGCTCATGCATATATCTATTTAATCTACCATACATAGATTTTAATTCTTGATTGCTTTTCCACGCATTACCGCCGCTTATTCTTAGTATAAAAAATACACGCAAGCAATATCTAACTGAATTTTCAGGGTTTAACAATAAATTAATTAATAGGCGTATATCTGCCTCATATCTTGTGCAATACTGCTCCCAATACATATGGTCATGCACCAAATACGAACCATTATTTAAGCTATCTTTTTGTAAAAATGGCTCTGTAAATGCGGGGCGGCTTGCTCCGTCGTTTAAAAACCCACGCTGGCATAACCTATCTATTCCGTATCTATCTTTGTATGCAAATTCTTTAACTACAACAAGCATAGTATTGTTTACCCGCTCCATTTTAGGCATTTTTGCTAGGTAATATGGCGAATTGTTTACATCATATGGCATAATTAAAATCTACCTTTTTTTAAATCTACAAGCTTACTGTATTTATTTTGGTAATGTTTATGCATAATTATATGAATAGCAAAATTACTAATCATGACTAGCGTATATAAACTTTTATCTAACTTTAAATAGCAGGCATTCAATATAGTAAATAATATAGCTATTATAAAAGGATATTTTAATAATAAATTATTCATTCTTATTGTTAAAATCATATCTAATTTATTATAGGTATACATTACTAAATCATTCCTAAAGCTAAAATATAAATTGTTTTAAGTTGTTTATATTTGCTAAATGCTTTTTCGGCATATTCAATTAATGGGTCGGCTTTATCATCAACTTTGCTTGTTATGTTTTGAATACTAGCACAGCCGTTTAACATCAAAAATAGTAATAGGATATATTTTTTCATTTAATTTCTGTAATTCCTCGTTCCTGCATTTCTTTTTGTATAGCTTCTATTTCTTCCTTACTCATATTTTTAGCTCTTTCAAGAGCTTTCTCAAATAACTCTTCTATGACATCTGCCTTACTTTTATGAGTATTAGCATTAAATTTAACCGCCCCTTTATCATCTATACAAAAATTTGCTTCGCCAATTTCAACTCCATTAAATTTTAATGGAGCTTTTCCTGTTTTATTATTCATTTATTTATTAAATCGTATTATGTAGCCTACCATACATTATAATACATTATATGAAATATTACTAAGCCAAAGTATCATTATAATAATTATCAATTATGTTTTTTAATTTTAATCTTAGCTTGGTGTTTGCTTTTGTGAGAGCTATATATAATTCCTTGACTTCTGCCATATATACTTTTGCAAACCCTTTGTCGTACTTAATAATACTGTAAGCATTAGCTATTAAATCCGCTACTTTTATTGTCTGCACTTTATCGCATTGAGTAGCTAAAAAATCCCTATCTATTTTTTTCCTTACTTCCCTATTCCCGTCTTCAAGCTTTGCCTTTTCAGTTAAGCCGATTACCATTCTTGCAACTTCCTCACCTAAAAAGGCTTCAATAATATTTATTTCTATTTTTGTATCCTCTATTACATCATGCAACCAAGCTGCGCATAGCATTTCTTTTGTATGCTCTACAGTTTCAACAATAGCCGCTACTTCTAAACAATGTCTATAATACGGCTCACCTGTATATTTGCGTTTTTGCCCTATTGCTTCATGTGCAGTAATTGCCATGATTTTAGCAAGCCTAATTTCTTGTTCTAATTGTGAATACTCAAGAGAATTGTAAGACATTATCTACCTTGTTTTTAATACATTGTATGTTTATTATATCAATATTAAATTAATTATCAAATTTTTTTAAATGTACATTAAAAACATGTTCGATAGTTTCCGCCCAACTTTTAGGTAATCCGCCTATTTCTGTTGGTAAAAATGGGCGTGCGGGTATCTTACCTATTTTTGCAGACTTAAACGGGTGGCTAGCTCCTTTAAAATACAATGCTTTTTTATTTTTAGGGAATAACTGCATTGCAGAACGCCCAAATTGGTGGGTAGGTGCATAGATTATGTTTGTACCAAAGTCTATGCGTTCGCCGTTTATTGTATATGCAATACTTTTACTTAGATTGCCCGATAACGTCAATATTTGCCCTTCACGCCATTTAAGCGGCTTCCATTTGTTGCCGTACGGGTCTTGCTCATCTTTAAATGCTAAGGCTATGGTTTCAGTTATTGAGTTGGCTATATCTTTTTTTATCTTTGAGAAATTAGCACCTTTTATATATAACCCTTCTAATTTTTCACGCAAACCCGCAATATCAATATTTAATATAGTCATATTATGCCACTGTGAAAGTGAATGTTTTGCTTTGCTGTAAATATATAACTGATATATTTCTAGGAATAGCGACAATGCTTAATTGTGTACCGCTTGCATAACCAACATTTATATAATCGCTGTCTATATCTATGGTTGCGTTAGTTGTAATACTATTATATGTTGCCGCTATTTGTAATGTTGCACCTAGGCAGTTTATATTTTCCCAAAATATCTGATTATTATTTAATAATGTCATATTATCTATATATGCAACTGTAACATTTGGTTCATCAGGAATTGAGACTATACCTTCAAGCCCATACTCTGCCGCATAATATTCTGCTATATCACGTATAGCCGTAATCTTAGCTTCGTAATTTTGTAACGGATTAATTGCAGTAATTCTATATCTAGAGCCAACATCTGCTTTAGGCGAACCCAAAAATATAAAGTCTTCGGGTATGCTTTCAAAATAACCACTATTAGTATTTAATGTATAATTATTATCTAAATAATAACTCGCAGCGTTACTATTCCAGTTAGTAATAATTTGCAGGCGGTTATTACTAGTAATAATTGTATTAAATGTTAGTAATTCGCCTCTTGGCGTTTTTACTGCCATGTTATAGGCGGTATTTATTGGCTCGCTCAAAGTACATGAAACATCAATAAATTTAACAATGCCTGTATCAATAATGAAGGCAGTAATCCGTCCGCTATCTGCCCATTTTGTTAAATCATGCGCCACTTTTATAACATCGCCACGCTCTAATACTAAGCTTTCCGTTCCTGTTTCAAACTCTAATATTTCTTTATGATAAAATTCACTAGCAGCCGCTAGCCTGCATTCTCTTATCGCTTGTGATGTGTTTGTAACGCCGTATAAATTAATACTAGCTGTATTTAGTGGATTAGTAACTAATGGTACATTGCTTCTTGTGCTAGCTGGCTGAAAATCATTGTCTCGGTCAATATATGTCATTACATATTCATCTGCATTTACTTTATTATCGTAACTTAATGTAAATGTTTTTGCTTTAATGTTTGACATACCAAAAATTGCAGTTACTGGGTCATCGGCTCTATGAAATACAACGCTTATTTTGCCATTTCTAAGATGATAACTAGCACGTCCAATACTTGCTATTTCTGTAAGTATTTTGTAAGGCTCTTGCGTCCCGTCTAATTCTAAATCAATATATAACTCTTTTTCATCACAATATGTCGCCCAATCTGCTAATCTTTCAAAATCTATTAAATCATTGGTTACGCCAACGCCAAATATCTGGCTTTTATTATTTGCGTGATAACCCAAAAACCAGCCGTCTCTATAAAGAGGGTGGTTTATTGGTGTATTTTCATTAAAATAACCGCCTAAAACAATATATAGATACCACCACGCAGGATTGCGTGTTGTTTGCCACGCCCAGCCACGCCCATAAACTGCGGGTAAAAACTGCGTATCGCCTCCGCTAGATTGTAAAACCCATGTTTTCGCTTCTATTAATACGCTTAATCTATCAATAGAACCGCTTATTTGTTCACTTGCTTGAATTTGTAAAGCAATTCTATTTTGTGCTGGATATTTTATTAGTTGCTGATTAAATAAATTAATATTATCAATATTAATCTCTTCGTTTATATTACTATTGTTTGCGTCGGGAGTTATTTTCCTTACTGCTAATTCTATATTTTTATAAACGTTTGGTAATTGTTTATAATAAGTTTTAGTAAATAAATCGCTGTCATTGTTTGAAAGTGTAATATTGTCTAATAACTGCCAGCCGTTGCCATATGGCAATTGCTGAGTTAAGCCTGCTACTTTTTCCCTAAAATATATTTCTACGCCAATTGCATAAGCTTCAATTTTGCCGTTAGTATCATTTAAGCGCATTAAACGCCCGCTAAAGTTTATTTCAATTGTATATACATAGCTTCCGCCTTCTCTGATAATCCAGCTTTGCTGCGGGTCTGTATCATTGCCGTTAAAATCTTTTGTACGTGATAAACTCGCACCATTTAATATTTCAATTTTTGTCGGATATGCCCCTAATTTTGTTACCCCATTATGCAGATGATTAAATAAACCTTGTTGTTCCGCTATAGTCGGGGCGTTTTGGTCGGGCGGTAATCCAAAATTTAAGTACCCTATGCCGTAACTATTGCTTATAGGATTAATACCCGCTCCGTCCCATGTATAAGTAGGGTGGGCGGCTATAATTGCATTTGTGCTATTTTGTATGTTGTAGTTGTTTGTATTTGCTGTATTTACATAGTTAGCACCTGTATACGTGCTAACTCCACTATCTTGGTTTGCGTCATCAGGCTTAAAAGTAAATCTATCAATTTTAGCCTGCTTAAAATTTAATAATTTAATCTTGCCTATGCGGTAATCTGATATATTTAAATCGCCAAAACCTGCATTAAATAATTGTACTAACCTTTGCTGATTTTCAAATTTAAACGCCCCATAATATTGGATTACATTCATCATTTGCCCAGCACTGCCTGCGAAATTAATAGGCTCTGTACTATAAGCCGTAGTAAATTTGCCTGCGTATCCGTTCGGGTCTATCCAGTCGGGCATTATAAAAGCTGGCGGAGTTGTTGGAGTAGGGAACGTATTGCCAAACATACCTTTTGCACCTGAAAAGCCGATTGCAATTGCGAACGATTGCATTAAACGCTCAAAAGTCTGCACTTTTGTTATTTTACTTATTAGCCCGCCCCCTGCCCCCACTGGTTGCCGTGTTTCTTCATCTACAACTACCCATGTATATGGGGCTGTGTATTGGTCAAATTTATTAGGTTGGTTATAGGTTCTCTGCGGCCCAAAAAATGAATACGTAGAAGTTGTGATATTGCCTGTGCCTGCATCTGTAAAAGTTAAAACTTTAGTATATGTGGCACTTGCTAAAACTAGACTTGGTATAACTGTCGCCTTCATAAATGGAGCTAATGAAGGTATCAAAATCGGTGTACTATCGTCAATTATATAATCATTAAAAGAATTCTGACTAAAATCTGGGAATACCCGAACAGAGCCGATTATTAATTGCAATGGCTCATATGGTTTTAATTGATTATTGCCGCCTGTAATGCCATAATTCTTGCTAGTTTTGCTTTGTGCTTCATTGTTAATGCCATTGCTTGATTTTTTCTTAAGTAAAGCACTTAAAGCAAGATTAACCGCTACAACTAATGCTAGCTTAACAAAGAATGCTATTACTGCATGTGCCTTTAAATAAGCTATAAATGCATAAAATGCGGTACTTATTGGTTCGGCAAGTAAATATTCTATTTTTAATATATCATCATCATTTATTTTAGTCTCTTTAGCTTCTTGTTCAGTATAAAATAATCCGTTTAAATTTATGCTTATTTCGCCTATGATTAAGTTTTTTTTATCTAAGAAATCATATATATATGTATTAGTATCAACAATATAGCTTTCGGATATATGATTTTTAGCTAATTGGTCGGTTTTTGTTTGTAGTGTAAATTTAATCATATGAATAATAGGCATAAAATGGGTTTAATGTATAGACATCTTTTTTAGGTTGTAAAATAGCTGATTTAAAATCTTTATGGGCGTGCAATATAAATCCGTCTCTAATATCAACATAAACTCCAACATGCCCGATTGTTCCAGCTCTTGAATACATGATAACCGCACACTTATCTATTGGCACATCAATTTTGTTAGCATATTGAATGTTTTTAAATATTTCATTTTGTTTGTCTATATTATCTACAATATTACAATTAATATTTAAATCAATCCCTAACTCATCTTGCCAAACTTTCTTAAGCAATCCAGCACAATTAAAATCTTTATATGCATAAATAAGATATTTTTCATACCACATCATGAAAATAAGCCCTCGGCGGTTTCGGGTCTATATGAATATTTAACTGTTCTTGTATCTGTTAAATTATCGAAGTTTAAAGCTATGCTTATTGATGAAGTATCATTTTTTATCGCCCCAACATCAAATATATAACTATATTCAATAACATCAGGCGAACTACGCATTACTTGTTTTAATATAAGCCTTCCGCCTTTTAAGCCATGGGTTTGCCTTATCTTTGCGGATATTTCGGGGTGGTTGTCAATAACCAAGCTAGCCGTCGGGTTTTGTTTATCGCCGCTATCAGGCAATTTAAAATTAAAACCTGCCTGCGTATATAAAGCTCCATTACTTGCAATATCAATATTATCATTTACTAATCTTAAAGTATTTGGTAATCCTGCATAATAAAGCTCTAATAATATAATCGGTTGTTCGCTTTTTGAAATTGCATGTATAGCATAATTAAATTCGGCAGACGGCATATATTATTCCCAAACTTCTATTGTTAAATCAATCATATACCCGCCATTTAGTTGGTTATATTCCCCGTTATTTCCACCAGTATATTTGCCTCTATTACCTAGCCTAGCTTTTTGATATATTTGTGTTTTTGGATTTTTCCATATAAAAAATGATGTGCCTTGTTTTATATCATTTCTGTGCCATGCTCTAAACTGCTCATAATCTGCTAAATTTTCGGCGTAATACGTGGCTGAATAACTAGTTTTTAATTGGCTATTGATTACGCCTACCTTCTCGTATCCGTCTTCAAACGTAGTAACAAAAACATTAGGCTCTGTGCTTTCTTTTAAATCGGGAGTTTGTAAGAATAAATAATTAGGGAATTCTGCCATTATGCACCTTTAAAATAACGCCCGACTTCGCCCACTTGGTCGATGTCGTCTATAATTACAGACAATACACTTTCTTTAAATAATCTAGCTCTATCTACTTGCACTCTGCTATTATTATTGTTTATAACTTCAACTTTTATATTTAAACCTTGATTGTTGGCACTATTTGTATTACTATTAGTGCCTATTGGTTGCGTGTTGTTTGCCCCTGCAACCAATCCGCCCTCTGCGTATCCTTTTAAACTGCGTATTTTATTTTCTATTTTTTTACCAAAAGTAGGGAATGTATTATTTTTTAACTCATTTAGAAAATCTAAACCTAAGGAATTTGTGCTGGCTTTATTTATAACGTAAGAACCTCTTTTAAGCAATCCTGCCTCTTGATATTTACCGCCATTGCCTGTATATCCATTTAAATAATCTAGGTTTGATTTCCCTATTTTTGCTACCTCATCAGGAGTAAATACAAATTCGCCTTTATGCCCAATACCGCCGATGTTTCCTAAGGGTTCATCTGCTAAACCGCCTGTTGCTCTACCTATGCCGTCTAAGCTAGTTGTCCCGCTACCATATGCCCCAAAGCCGTTAGATTTTAAATTAGTTCTAAATGTTGCACTTGCTAATAAATCTATAAACAGCCCTGCTATTTGGTTTGTTAAAGCTTTTTGTAAAAGCTGCTGTATCCCTTCTAATATACTTTGAGTTAAGCGCTTAATTGCTCTAATACCTCGATTGCTTCCGCTTTCTAACTCCGTAAATGCGTTTGTAATTGCACCTATACCAATTTCGCCTAAATCTTTAAATATATTTTTTAAGTTTTGAAATTCTAAAAGTTTAGTTTTAAATTCATCAATAGAAATTTTAAGATTACTTATGCTTTCTAAATTTTTATTTATTACATCATCAGTTGCAATTAATTCATCTACATTAATATTATTATTAGTAGTGCGGATTGTTTTTTCACGCTCAATATTTGCCTGCTTCAATCGCTCTATTTCTGCTAATTGCACGGGTATTTTTTGCTTTTCTAAATCAAGTAATCTCTTTTGTGCCTGCTCTTGCAAATTTGTAGCGTTAAATGTTTCTGCAAATGCAGATAATGGGCTACTTGCTATGTTTTGTTGTTTATCTAAATTAATTTTAGTTTGAAGTTCTTTTATATTTCTATCAACTAATTCTAAGGATAATTTCCCTTTAATTTCGGGTATATTTAGTTCTTTTTTGTTTTTATCATATTGTAACCCTGTTTTTTTATTATTATAGTCAATATCTAAAACTTGAATTTGTCCAAATAAATCTATTTTTTTTGCGATAATACTATCCCGCTCTTTTTGGATTTTTGCCAATCCAGCAGTATCTGTTATGCCTTCTTGTATGCGGTTTAATTCTGCTAAATCCTCATTTAATTGCGTTATTTGTTTAACAAGATTATTTTTTTTACTTTGTGTTTCTGCCGTTAGGTTACCTAATGCTTGCAAATAATAAGTTTGTGCCGATACCAGCCCATCGCTTAAATTACGTGATAATTCTTGAGACTGCCCGCTTAGGTTAGCAATAAATTTGTCATTATCAACTTTTATTTGTGCAAATAAAATTTGCCTACTATCCCTTAGTTTTTGTAATGACGCTAATATTTCTTTGTTTTGCTGGTCTTGCCCTTTATCTTTGCTTATTTTTGAGAAATCTACGCTTCGCCCGCCTGTAGTAGCTGGCTTTGCTGGTGCTTGCAATAAATTATTATATCCTTTTGCCTCATCAATTCTAAATTGACGTGTAGCGTCCGCTTGCTCTTTTAATTTCTCGGCATTTAATGTGTCAATTTTAAAGTTAAATGCGTCTGCAAAATAACGCTTAATTTTATTAGCAATATCACGTGCTAAATTGCCTATATATTCAAATGCTTTTTGAAAGCCGCCTATAATATCTATGCCGAATAAATTACCGAAATCTTGTATATCTTTTTTAATATTATTAAATAAATATGTGCCGAACTTCCCTATCTCATTAAAGGCGTAACCAAAAACATTAGCAATTTCATTCGCCGTTTGTGATATTCCTTGCCCAATTGCAATAAAATAGTTTTTAATACCATTAAACACAAGTAAAAATCTATCTGAAACAAAGTCTGCAACCGCAACTAAAGCGTCTTTTATAAAGCTGAATGTTGCGGATATAACTTGCGTAAGTGTTCGTGTTTGGTCGCCTATAGTTATAAATGTGGTATCAAATATATTTTTAACTTTATCAATTGCGGGCGGAATTAATAAAGCTCCTGCGACCAATAAACCTATGCCAGCGGTTACTCCTGCAATAATTGGCAATACTGGTGCTAGTGCTGTGTATAATGCTGTGCCAAACGCTGCTATTGAAGGAATAGACGCTAACGCACTCACAGCAACCGCTCCAAATAATCCAATAATAGCAGTTAAACCGCCAATAACAACTAATGTAATCTTAGGGAATTCATTTGTAAAATCTGTTATTGCTTTTATTGCTGTAGATAAACCTTGAATTAGCGGGCTGATTAGTGGTAAAAAACTATCGCCAATAGATACGCCAAATTCGCTAAAGTTATTTTTTAATATT